TGGTAAATTAGATCATTTGGAAATAGTATTTTTCTTATGTTTATTAATTGCGTACAACTTGTTTTTTCAAATATTAGGTAACTACATTTACGATCTTATAAAAAAATGAACTTAACTGATTACAATATACCGCTTATATTTTGGGTATCATTCATTTTGGTGATTTGGTTAAACAGCGATATAGTACACACAATCGCTAAATTAACAAACACTAAACGTCTATTAAAAATAGATGAATACCAATTGTATAAATCAACCGTGGATCCAATGTCAACATATCCCAATTTTTTATATGCTGAATACCCAGGTTATTTTACTAAATTAATAAGTTGTGTGATTTGTTTGTGTTTTTGGTCGAGCTTATTTAGCGTGGGTATATTACTATTAGTTTTAAACTATCCGTTATACTATGCAATTATGTTGTTTCCAATTAACTACATTTTCAGTTTGTTTTTATATTTAATAATAAATAAATTATTATGATTATAGGAAGTTTTGTTGCATTAAACAATTTGGTATCCAAAGATAATATCGGCGCATTTGCGCCTTTAACAAATTGTATACAAACATTTGATAAAATCTGTTCGTGTCAAAAACAAAGAAAAACACTAAAGCACGATGAATGTAATAAAATTTACATTAATACAGTTACAGCCGTAGCTCCTTCTTTGGTTGATTACTTTAAAACAAAAACCACTGATGAAGAAATTATATTCTATCACAGTGGTCATAATTTGATTACCAAACTCAAATTGCGTTAATAACCTTCAACGCATTTAAAACATTTTCTCTGATGTAGGGATACTCCTCCAATATAGATCCATTCAATTTATCACTACAATCTTCCCATTCAAAAGCGCAGTCTGCTTTTGCTTTTACTTTTGGATCATTGATCATTTCGTGATCGTTTGGCGCTGAATTATAAATCTTAACTATTTTGTTTTTACTAAACCTTCTGCCTGAAGGTACAGGTTCTTGTTTGTATTTGGTAATATGAACTAACTTACCACTTTGTTTTTGTTGCAACCAAGTACATTCATCTTGTGGATACACATCGTATCTGATATCAGTTATAAAAACCACATCTGCAGTAGATTGTTTAATCTTTTCTTCAATTTTACCAGTCCAATATCTACCCTCAGATACCTTTCTCATAACATCACCATAAGCAACCAATAGTGGTCTAATAATATTCTTCTCATTGGTGTTCTCTGTAAATACATCAATACCCACCTTGGACTTGATAAGATCTTTTAAATCGTTCTTCAACTCATATGCCAATGCATACTTTTCGGTTTTGAGACCTTGTTCAATCAAAAGTTTTTGAGCAACAGTAGTAAATAAATCTTTACCACTACGAGCAAATCCAGATACACCTATAATTTTCATATTATTTAAATAAATTCTCCACTTCTTTCTCGCTATATCCAAAACCTTGGATCAACTCACATAATTCTTTTAAGTTGTTGTCAGAAGCAGTATAAACACTATAATAGTCTATTGCATCACGTTTGCCAATTTTATATTTGTCACAGATGCAATCTAGTATTGTATTATTAATACCCTCGGTACTATTCTTGATATACTTACAGAACTTTCTACCTTTTGGTACCAAATCAATCAATACTTGATAAAATTGTTCTTCTGGAATGTTCTGAAAATGTTTGGATATAAAAGATACTTCTTCTATAATATCAGCATCCATACTTAAGAATCTAATCAACATATATTTGTTGAAAGACTTCTTCTCCTCTTCAGAAAGAGAAGTGTAGTAGTTTTTGTTTTTTACCTCCCGAATATGATTTACATGATCAAATAAACCACGAACTTTAACTTTGTTTTCGGATGTTTTCTTTGCTTTCATTATTCAATATTCTACTACGTTTTGCCAAAACTTCAATGTCTTTTGATATTTTATTATTTTTTAAATTTAATAACTCCAATGCATCAACTGTGAGAATTTGGTGGTCATCAAATTTTCTTAATAATTTAATAAACAGATAGAAATTGAAAAAAGAAAATATGGCTACTATTATGAGTAGTAGCCATATCAATACTTGACTATTAAAAATATAACTCATACTTATAACTATTTACAAGTACGAGTTAACATTTATTTCAAATTAAGCCTTATAAGCAGTGCTCAATACTTCACGTAGAGCATTGATCTGACGACCGGTTAGGTCAACTCGGCTATTACCAGCACGTAGAGTCAAGCGTGAGGCCTTCTTAGCCTTAGCGACTGGAGTGGAGAGATAAATCTCAACACCAGTGGTGTTATGGCCTACGAAGTTAGTCTTGTTACGAGCATTTGTACGAGTATACATATTATTTCTTTACTTTCTTTTTTTGTTTGTTTTTTGTTTCGTTAGTTTCATCACTAACTTAAATTTATCTTACCACCCAACCGTCAAACTGTCAACAACTTTTCAATCAAATTTTGAATTCTTTTTCAAACCGTTCAATAGCATAATCCTTAGCTTTGAACTCAAACTCTACATCAACGTCATTTTCAAATAGTTCTTTATGTAAAATATATACATAATCTGAATGTGCTCGATCTGTTGGATCAGATCTGCCATTACTGTAATGAAATAATGGTTTATATTTACCCCAAGTTTCCATACACATTAAGATGGCTTTTTCAGGAGAAATATTTTCTGGATTATTCAATCTAAAATGATGTGAGTCATAAGTAATAGGGATTCCTGTTTTTTGATAGATCAGATCATAAAGCTTAATCAATCCCCAACTATTGGGTTTATCTTCTAATTCAAGAACGAGACGAGACTTAACATTTGCAGGAAAATCATTGTATACATCAATAAATCGTTTAGCAATATCCTTGGTATTGCCTTTGTAACAATTCATATGAATATTGATTGGAGATTGGTATGACTGTGGCAAACCAAACAAATCCATAATTGAAGCGTGGTTTTTTAATTCCACAATAGATTTTTCTACCACAGACTTGGTAGCACTCGCTGGTACAACAAACTGATCTGGATGTGTACTGCACCGAACATTGTATTTTTTAATTATATCAGCAGCAATTTTAAATTCTTGCACAATTAGATTGTAATCTGGCAGAATATCAAATGACAAATTTGCTTCGGGTAAAGTCGCTAAAGGAAACAAGTCACTACTAATTCGATAGTTCCAATTTCTAATACCGCAAAATTCAATAGTTTTGCGTGTAACAACCACATTGTTAAGTGTACGTTTTGAAACGGTAGATAAAGCTTCTTTTCGTTCCAAAGCAAGAAATTTAGTTTTGGTCATCGTGTTAGCTCTAACACTTTGTTCTTGCAGTTTGAGAGAAATACAACATAGAGATTTTTTCATTCTATGTTATCTTACCATCACATTTATAATAAGTCAAGTCTTAAGTCCACGGATACAAAGGCAACTTATACTTGGTACCGCCTATCATTATTCCCACATATCCAGCAATTGGACTTCCAGCACCACTAATAAACATAGAATTTGAACCAGTAATAGCATTAAACAATTGTAATGTGCCATTTACCAATAATTTATCATCGATTCGCCCACTACTTCCTGTTATTTGATCAAAACCAGCATAACCACCTGTTACTTGAGTAAAACCAGCATAACCACCACTAATACTACCAGTAAATTGGTTGGCCGTAAATTTGCCTGTTATTTTGCCATTGCTACCACTTAATTTATTAAAATTAGCTCTACTGCCACTAATACTAGATGTTATTGAAGTTGCAATAACTCTACCAGAAATTCTAGCAGAAGAACCGCTTAATTTGTTAAAGTTAGCTCTGCTGCCACTAAAACTGCCTGTGAAAGATCCTGTGAAATTACCTCTTACTTGTTTGGAATAAAAATGTGTATAACTTCCAGGTGCGCCGGTACCAATTTTTATTGTAGTAGCAGCACTAGCAAAATCTATTGTTGTAGGTGTACCCAACAACAAAGGCGAAACATTGGTACTATCAATATCGCCACCTGCGTTTATACTGCCGTTAGTAGATAATGTATTTGAAGAAGCATCATATGACAACGATGTATCTAATCCAAGAATTTTCTGACCACTGCCATTTGAAAAAACCAGATATTTAGTACCACTTGCAGCAGACTGATCTTTAATAAAATTGCTACCACTGAAACTACCTGTGAAATTCGTAGCAATTACTTGTCCCAATTTGGTTACTTTGAATTTTGTAACACTCCCAAGTTGCAAATCTATTAGTTTACTTGTACTATCTGATGGTCCAGCGTCCGCTACATTCATCTTTATCGCAGTCTGATCTCCAGACCCGAATGTAGCGGTCATTGCATTGATTGGGGTATTCGCCATAAATTACTTTTATAAATATAAATAGTATATGTATAAAGTAATTTATAATATAATAATTCTATCTACCAACTTCTTTGAAATAGGTATCTTTAGCCTCTTGATAAGACATTCCCAACATTTGGTTATAAAAATGTATCGTACTCTTTAAATTTGATTCACTATTTAGCTTTTTATATCGTTCTATAGCCTTGGGTCTCCACCAATCAATTACCCCTTGCATATCACGTTTAAACAGATCTTTCATCACCAATTGATCGTCGTTGATCTTGTTTTGTAGAAAGTCCTTGGTATTTTCATAAAAACAACTATAGTATACCCCACGTTCATATCCGTGTTGATAATTGCTTTGTTTGATACAGCATTTGCTAAATATCATGCTCAAAATACGAGACTTAGCACCAGTAACAGGTCCACTTACTCCTTCTTTCTGAGTAAGTGCCTTGTCATAAGCCGTAACATCAATGTCTTTTAACCAATCGTGCCAAATTTCATAAATATTATCATCTGGTTTAATTGAAATTTTCCCAGCACTACTACCACATTTATGCCACCATTTTAAACTGTTATACATACTGTAACTACCATATAAACTGGTAGTTGTCATACCCACTAGTGTTTGATTATATAACTTTTGCCAAATATTTCTAACAGTACTAGTAGTAATCATAGCAGCTACTAATTTACCCCCTAGAAAATTATAACCAATTGGTTGGGTACTCATAATACAACTACCAATAGCACTATGAGCTAATCTTTTATCTTTGATCTTATTATCAGATGTCCACCCCAAATAATTGTCACGATCAGTAATAGCAATTACATCACTAGAAACACTAATACATCCAATATATTTTGGATTGTCAACATTTCCATCGGTTACAAGAAATTTTATAAATCTACCTGGAGTTTGATCAAATGTCATAGTATGACCAAAAATACGAAGAATAGTCCAATCTTCATTTTGTTGATCTGTTTCAACATAAACTAAGGTGGGATTGATATTTTCTATATCTTTAATAGTCAAAGACACATCGTTAATATCAGTTGGAGTCCAAATCTTAGCTTTAATAATATTAGCCTTATTCGCCAAGTTTTCGCATGTTTGTATCTCTAACCATTTTTTGTAAAAGGTCTGTTCTTCCACAGACATAGATTTTAAGAAATTAAGATTGTCTATGAGTTTCTTTTTATTTCCCTCAAAGTCAAAAGCTTCTATTCCAAAAAATTCTTGTAATGCATCCATATTATTCGGTTTTCCGTACAATCAATTTAAATTTCAAAGTCAATTCGTTTTTAGATGAATTAACCTCTTTTATTTCCCACTTTTCTTTTAACGTATCCAAATACAAATTGGTGCCGTTATCAACATATTCTACAGGCTTTTTATTATCTAGTAAATCTTTTTCTTCGTATACCAAAAAGTTTTTTCCTTTTTTATCTAAATAAATTAGTATTTTATCTCGTTTCATATCAACCTATAAATAGAAATGCCGTATATCTAATCACTGATATACGGCATATTATCACTAATTATATAGTTTTATTATACGTTTACTGAATTTGTCTTTGTTGTATCAACTTCAACTACAACAACTGATTCCTTGGTAGAATTAATATTCACCATCTCTACAAGCAGTTCACGATTCAAATGTACACCCTTAGATTTAGCATCTTCAATAATAGATGGGGTAATAGATCCAAATACGTGAACCAACGTTGGACGACCCTTTCCGTTTGGTAATACACCAATTACACTTACTTCACCTCTCTTAATCGCCTTCTTTACCTTATCACGCAAACTAATTGCGACGATATCTGCATTCATTGCGTTTAATTCCTTGATTGTAAAAATACAACATGGATAGGTTAACGATTGGTTTGTCTTATTCTTTCGATCTGTCTTTTTCATATTTTATCCTTTCTTGTTTGTTATGTGATAAATTCCTACGTTCTTATATTATAACACGTTTATATTATATGTCAATAGCATCCATCATCTTTGAATTAATGGTATTAACAATCTGATTTAGATTTTCTACATTAATGAAATTAGCGTCTTTGCCATACATAATTTTAAAATTATTACGATACGTATCACAATCATATTCAGATACGAAGTATGAAATAACATTATAACCACTTTCACGAATTTTATTTACTTGTTTACGTGTATGATTACAACCTTCCGCACCGGAATAATGAAAATAAAAACCTCCTGGAGCACTATAAATAAACGCTGGTTCACCGTCACTAATATTAACAAAATAACTATTTGTGTTGGTACTAGCTTTAGGCAAATAACGCATTAGTGCCTCAAAACACAATCCTTCAGGAGTTGTATGTACTGGTGCTAGATAAGCAAATAGATTCTTAATCTTAGAGAACTTATCCACACGTGAGTCATAAGCAATTGCAATATATGGATTGTGACCACTTGATGTTCTAAAACTAATGGTAAGTTCAACGTTATCAATCATAGATGTAGCTTTTGCTAGAGCAACACACAATTTAATTGTACGATTCCACTTTTTACCCCGCATACTTGCGCTAGCATCCACACTAATATGGAAGTTAACCTTCTTATACTTCGTAGTAAAAGTATTATAAAAGATATTGGTATCAGTATCAAATCCAAGTTCGTGCATCAAACGTTTATCAATCTTACCCAAATTACGACGGGTAAACTTATCAACATTAATTTCATTACGAATTTGTAGACGGCGACCTAGTTTAGTACCCAATACAATTCCAGCATCAACATTCTTCTGATAATCAGAATAAGCAACCTGATTGTTTTTACCAATTGTCATTGGAAATTCCTCAGACAAAAGCAACTCTTTGGTCATATTCTTAACAAAGATACACTCAACATTTCCAATAATACCTTTTGACTTAAGCTCTTCTTGAGCTACAGGCACAAGATCAATCTGACTCTTTTCAAGAATATCAAGCAAATCTTTTTCACGCTTGGTCACTTTCTTCTTCTTAAGTTTACCGGCAAGAAAATCCTTCTGCTTTTCAAAAGACTTAGCAATCTTTGTCTTCTTAGACTTGCTGAGATTGTCATCTTTACCAATATCAGCAGTAACATCTTTATTATCAGGTGTTACAGTTGATTCGGTGCCTCCAAGAATATCTGCAACATCAACGTTTGATTTAGATGAATCTGAACTGTTCGATGGCGCACCGCTATCAGAATCAGCTGACAATCCCTCACCTTTTTCAGACGATTTATCTTCATTTTTATGTTCATTGATATTCTTGAACACAATTTCAGCAATATTATAAGCAACAGTCAACCGATCTTTTGGAGTGGTCAAACGCTTGATATTTGATAGATCAAGTTCCCTAGCAATATCGTACAATCCAGGCAATGCCTTCAAAGAAGTATTTGGATTTGTAAGATTGATAATACGAAATATATATGACTCAATGCTTAGTGTACGATATAAATCGCTGGTCAAAGCATCTGAAATTACTTTGTTATTAAAGTACTCATCGTACAAAGCATCGTAATATCCACGATAGCCAGGAGCATTAGAATGTACCGTATAATCAATATAACGATCTTCTACATAATTTAGAATGGTCTGACAAATCTTACCCACTTCATCTTTTGAAATGTTTAACTTTTCACTGTAGCCATAGATCTCCCGTGGCACATTCATCCATACAGTCTTAAACAATTCAAAATCAGAATATTTGATGTGGCTGCCTTCGTGTAAGGCTAGTCCGACAGCCACATCAAAATTATCTTTCTTAGTAATATCGCTACTGATATAAACAACCTTACCATCAGTGCAATTTACCGAATTATCATTAAACAATACAGGTACATTCTGATTGGTCAGAATACTAACATAGTTAGCGACAGCACGACGAGCTGATGACAAACGAATCAGTCGGGCCGTATTCTCAGAAAGACGGTCTTCAGCAGCAATATCTGCATCCAAACCATTTTCTTCTTCAATAGCCGCATCAAGTTCATCTTCCCAATCCCACTCGTAATTGTTATCCTTCAACCAGAAGTCACTGTAGTTACTCATAATAATTTGTTTTTAATAATTTAACTTAGAAAGGAGGCTGATCACTCTTTAGAGGATCATTAAATAGCTTATCCTTTGATTCAACCTTTACATACTTTTGTACCAACTGACGAATGTAGGTACGTTCACTGTCAACACCGCCATCGTCACTGAAGTTAGGATAGATGGTAGTTTCTGCGATTTCAAGTAAATTAAATCCGTCAACAATTAGTTCAGCAATTTCAACTGTACTACGTGTTGGAATAAAATTAGTTAGCTTGCTGTCGTCCTGCTTTACTTGCTTACGAGTATGTTCAGCAATTTCACAAACAGCCTTCAAGATACCAAGATGATCTTCGGTATTCAAATTGAACCGATTCTTAAGAAGATTATACTCACTGTCCTTATCAAGTGGAGTAACCTCAATCTTAACTGGAAAACGTGACAATAGAGCACGATCCATTACACGGGTAGCGGTGTACTCGTTACCAACGTTGGCGGTAGCAATAAATGTAACACCATCAGCTACCTTTACAACTTCACTGTCTTCCTTTTCATCCAAACGAAGATAACGCTGTAGATCATCTAGAACAGTCATTAGAATATTAACACCATCGTGATGACTACGACTAATTTCGTCAAGAAGAATGATGGCATTAGGAGTACGAATAGCTTTAATAAAAGATGACTCCTTGAATAGAGTACCCGTCTTTTTGTCAAAATGAGTATTACCAATCAAAGCACTACGAGCATCTTGAGTAGCACCCAGATTAAAATAGAAGAAGTTATCTTCACGACCAATTGCCTTAGCTACAGTCTGAGCAGCTAGAGTCTTACCACAACCAGTTGGACCAAGAAGCAGAATGTTCTTGCCACGAATAGCACTACGTACCATATACTTCCACTTCAGATCATCCATAATCAATGAACTGGGACGTAGATTAACGCAAGTATCTAAATATGTCTTGATATTGAAGTCCTTGCCAGTAACCAGATTTAGTGAATTTTTATTTTTCATATGTGTTTCTTACCGTAAAATCATCTTACCACGGATTTATAAGAAGTCAACACCAAAAATAAAAAAACCACCTGTTACGGTGGTTTCTAGAGTTTTATCAAAATAATATTATCAATGATGGTGATGATGATAATGATATACTGGACGACCCCATCCACCATATACTACCACAGGTTGTGGTTGATAATATACAACAGGAGCAGGTTGATAATAAACAACTGGTTGAGGATGTACTACTACTGGTTGCGCATAAACCACTGGTTGTGGTTGAACATATACAACTTGTGTTGGGGGATTAACAATTCTACCAATAGCTTCAATCGCAACTACACCTGTCAATACTTTACCAACTGTTGCCCATTCTCTATCACCAGCAAATGTTTGAGAGGCTAAAGTTGCACTCAATACTGTGATAGTAATTAATTTATTCATATGTATCCTTTTTTTAGATATACTTTTATAGTACATCAAAAATCAAAAAGTGTCAATTATTTCTTCTTAGCTTTACCAGCCTTAGTATACTTTACAACCAACTTTTGAAGATTTTTTGGCAATGTGGGTGGTACATATTCTGCTTTCTTTGGTTTATGATCACCTTGTTTAGCAAATTTACCAACAGCTTGCATTGGTTGAGTAGGATCGTCTTTTGGATCGTTCATCTTTTCAACCTTGATATCTTTGACAATTTTAAATCCTTTTATAGGATCTACTACATTTTCTTCTTTTTCAGATTGTGCATCAGCCTTTTTGCCACCTTGTTTATCTTTGCTATTTTCTACACCCTTTGCCAATGCGCTATCAACGTAGTTTTTGGTATCTGATTTTAGATATTCTTTAACGAATTTCTTCACATCTTCGTACTTCATAAATAGCTTTTTAGTACGATCACTAGTATCTCTGTATGCTAATACATCAAATATATCGTGTACAATTGGTCTCAAGCTAATATGATATGGTTCACATTCACATACATTGTAATTTCCCGCGTCATCCAATGTAATAGGTTTCTTGATATCCTTGGATAAATCTTCAATCATTGACTCCCACGATTCTTTTGCGCAAGTATACTTTTGTTCCAAGGTTTCTTTTACAAGTCTGTTTACTAGTTGTTTAGAAGGCTTCATATTAATATACATATAAATAGTAGTAGGTAGCGGATTATTAATCTTTTTTATTGTCCAATACTTCTATATGTCCTATATACCCATAATTATCATTTCTAGTAGCTATTACTTTAACTTCATATATTGTACCCTCTCTATCAACCACTCTGTGCGTACTAACACTGCTTCTTTTATCTTTAATAGTTCTTTCCCACTCTTTTTCTACCATTTCCAAATCTTCACTATGTACACCATTTTTCCATCCATTGCCCAAGAAATATTCCACATCGTGTTTCAATAACTGACAATACTTTTCATTTACCCACGTACAGTTGCCGTTTGTATCACATTCAAATATGGGTTCAGGTCTGGTATCAAGTATCCACTTTTGACGGGTACATATAGTATTAATTAAATTACTATCGTGACATACTTGTTTTTCTATCTTAGCAACTTGATCTTTTAAAGAAGTACCAGAGTTAGGCTTTACTTCTTTTAATATTTCTTTTACGTTCCGATTTAAGGTAAATACCCACTTGAATGCTCCAAAAAGCACCCCACCAGCTGCACTAATTACCAATATTTTTTCAAGATATGCGAAAATGATTTCCATAATAAAGATGAATATAAATATAATAAAAAACGGATACTATTTAAAGTACCCGTTACATTTTTTAATTATTTACAATTGTAATTATAGTTTGAAGTCATCAAAAGCACCCTCGCTAATGGTATTATCAACACCTTTAACGTAACTGCTCAATTCAGTTTCTTGGGGGGCTACCTGTAACTTCTTGCTATCGTAGTAACTATCCAACCATCCAGCCAATGGATTTGTCTTGGCTGTAGGATATAGTTTCTTGTATCCCATACTAGATAAACGATTGTTGGCCAACCATTCAACATAGTGTTTGAGACTTTCGCTGGTCAAACCTACTAGATTACCTTTACTGAATAGATAATCAGCCCAGTCTTTTTCTGCATTAACTGCCATTTCATAAGCAGCATAGATCTTGTCTTCGTTCTTCTTAACAATATCTTGGAAGCCTTCTTCTGGGTTATTAATCCAGTTCTTCATAATGTTCTGAGTAATAGCTACGTGTAGATTTTCATCTCTACTGATAAACTTAATAATCTTACTATTACCCTCCATCTTTCCACGATATCCAAAGTAGAAACTACAAGCAAATGATACATAGAAGATCAACCCTTCAGTAATTTGAGTTGCTAGTACCGCATCAAACAATTGTTGTTTAACATCATTTGATGGTGCCAATAGTTCGTCATACTTCTTACTAATAGCCTTAGCACGTTTCACGATTTCTTCGTCTTCTAAGACACTATCAAAGAACTTGGTAGCATCTGGGTAAACATTGTTTAGAATGTATGTATAACTGTTACTGTGAATAGTTTCAAAGAAACTCCACGAATTCATACAAATTTCCAATTCACTATTTGTAACGTGCTTCATTAATTCGTGAATACTACGACTCAACATACTATCAGTCATAGTTTGAAACTTGAGATTGCTATCAAAAACAAATCGTTCTTCTGGTGAAAGATTCTTGTAGTCACTAATGTCCTTCACCAATGATACTTCTTGGGGTCTCCAAAAGAAGTTTAGTTGTTGATCATACAACTCGTAAAACTTAGGATACTTGATCTGATCATATCGTTGTAGCGATAAATCTTCTCCCAAGAACATTGGATTACGTAACTGATCTATGTTTTTCTTATTTAATACTGTCTTCATATATCCTCCTATTATAGAGCACAAGCGCCACTGGCACAACCAGATTCTTCTTGTACTTTTGTTTTCGCCTCAACAGATTTTGTTTCCATAGCGGTCTGTTTGTCGCCGTCATCGGTATTAGCATAATATAGATTCTTCAATCCATACTTGTATGCCAACAAGATGTCTTTAATAACAACTTCAACTGGCACCTTATTCTTCTCGTAACGTGATGGAATATAGTACGTATTTGTACTGATACTCATATCTGTAAACTTTTGGATAGCAGCTGCTACCTTTAGGTAACCTTCATTACTTGGCATATCAAAAGCAAAAGTATAATTGTCTTTGTACTTATCAATATTAGGAACTACCACAGGCAAAATGTTACTCTTGCTTCCCTTGAAGCTAATAGCACTACGCGGTGGTTCAATGCCATTGGTGCTGCTCTGAATTACACTACTAGATTCAACAGGCATACAAGCTGTAAGTGTACTGTGTCTCATACCGTACTTCTTGATTTCTTCACGAAGTGTTTCCCAATCACAATGTAGTGGTTCTGTAATAAATTCATCTACATCTCGCTTATAAGTATCGATTGGCAAAATACCTTGACTGAACTTGGTACGATCAAACTTTTCACATTTACCCAATTCTTTTGCCATTTCAACACTAGCCTTGATTAGATAGTAACTGGTCTTTTCCATCCACTTAGAAACAAAGTTAGGAGCGTTAACATCCCAGTACTTCAATTCTTCTTTAGCCAATAGAGCAGCCAAGTTACTTACGCCTACACCAAGACTACGACGTTTAGTAGCAAAATTCTTTGCTGCTGGTACAAAATATTCTTGATGATCAATCAAAGCATCCAACATTCTGACAATGATATCACAAACACTTTCCATTTCATTATCATCCTTGATTTCCAACCAATTTAGTGCTGCTAAGACACAAACACCAATTTCACCATCTGGATCATTTACATCATAAATTGGAATTAGTGGATGGTTAACTTCAAGACATAGATTGCTTGTATCTACTTGATCCAACCAACTACCGTGTTCATTTGCGTGATCAACGAACATTGTATAAATACGTCCAGTTTCAAGACGTTCTTTAGCCAATAGACCCATCAATTCACGAGCGGGTACTTTCTTCTTGAACTTAATGTTTTTGTTGGCTTCAGCCTTTTCGTACTTCTCTTTGAATCCTTCCATACCAAAAGTATTCCACAGTGAAGGACATTCGTGATAACTAAATAGTGTTACGTCTTGATTCTTCAAAAAACGTTCAAAGATTAACTTATCCAATCCCACACAATAGTCCAACTTGCGTACTCGGTTATCATCAGTACCTTGATTGTTCTTCAATACAAGAATATCTAGAATATCATAATGGAACCAGGCAAAGTTAACAGTTGCACTACCACCACGAATACCATTTTGGTGACAACTTTTTACAGTAGATTCAAATGCTTTAGCAAATGGAATTGGTCCTGTATGTACAACTTCACCATTACGAATAGGAGCGTTAGTAGCACGTAGTCTGGATAGATTCAATCCAATACCATAACGACTAGCTGTAGCAAATCCCACAGCACTATTGTTACTGAAAATACTACGAAGATCATCGTCTACAGTAAATAGTGAACAACTAGCATAACTCTTCATTGGAGTTCTTACACCCGCCATAATAGGGGTTGGTAGATTAATCTTATGCTTACTAAAGTAGTTGTAAGCCTTCTTGATATAATCAAGACGATTTTCTTTATAACCTTTAAAGAATGTCATTGCGATAAGCATATAAGCAAACTGTGGGGTTTCATAAATCTGTTTGGTTACACGATTTTGAACCATATACTTATCACACAACTGTTTAATACCAGCATATGTGAAATTAAAATCACGGTCATGACGTAAAAATTCATCTAGCTTATCAAACTCTTGTTTGGTGTACCAATTTAAAATTTCTTCATCATATACCAAAGCATCAATATTTGCTTTGACGATATCATATAGTTTAGGAGGATTCTTACCACCCCAAACATTCTTACGTAACTGGTAATTCAATAAACGTGAAGCTACATATTGATAATTGGGTTTATCTTCAGAAATTAGATTTGCAGAAGCTTCAATCAACATTGCATGAATGTCTTTGGATGTCATACCATCGAAAAACGATAGATGCGCATTCATTGCAACTTCTTCAAAACTAACACTTTTTATGTCTTCGGTAGCCCATTGCAAAATCTTATTGATTTTATCTGCATTGAATTTCTCGACGTTACCATTTCTTTTCTTTATAAAAATTTCTTTATTCATATGGGTAAAAAATAACTATCTTTTGGATAGTCTATTGTGTGTTTAGATTATAACTTTTTAATAATTTTTTTATACGTTTTTTGTGCGTTACATACTATAAATTATTCTTCGTCATCGCTGTTATGTACATTCCACTTGGACTTTAGTGCTTTTTTAACTTGATTTTCTCCATCCATCATTTCATTTAGAATACTCATACCCTCACGGCTATTTTCTCCATAAATTTCAATGTGACCACAACCAGCGTTCATCTTACTTGGGAATGTCAAACCATCTGGTCCGAAACGATTCTTAATTACGTGGAATCGTGCTGTATTTGCCTGTTTATCGTTAACTTTACGACTGAGTGACATAACGAAGTCAGCAGTCATAATCTTACGATAACTATCAGCAATGTTATTAGCCTGAATGATATCTTCATCCATAGCAGCACGATTGCTCTGTGAAGCACTCCAAATAGGAACTTGTAGTTCACCAGCTACACCACGTAGTTCTTCATAAATACCACCAGCTTCACTATAACTGTTACTATTACGTTCACTCTGAGAAGGACGTAGAATATCAGCGTAGTCAACGATAATCATATCTACCTTTGTACCAAGTACAGCCAATCGTTCACAATGTGCTTTTAAACTATAAGCACTAACTGTCTTGATTGGGAAGTATTTGATCTTCAACTTGCCTGGTACATCAGCAATCTTCTGTTTTACGATATCAACGTTGTTACGAATGTTTTGGAAATCAATTCCAGTAAAACAAGCATCATAACGAAGACCCACATAGTTTTCATTCAACTCTAGAGTAAAATGAACTACATTCTTACCCTGCTTCATTGCTTCGGCACCCAACTTGGATAGTACCCAACTCTTACCACTACCAGCACAAGCTGTAATAATACCAAGTTCGCCGGCCGCCAATCCACCATCCATAATGGTATCAATTTCAGTCCAATTGGTCTTGACACAATTGCGACTCATTACACTCATACGTTTTTCAACGTCTTCAGAGTAATCGTGACCGATATTACGTTCCATACCAGCTTTCATTGCGTGGTCAACTACGTTTTTAATCTTTTCGTATTGACCAAGTGCCAATAGATCAGCACTTTCAATAATAGCGTTCTTTAGCTTTTGATTCTTACAGAATTCCAAAAACTGTTCTTTGACAAATTTCAAATCACTATCACTAACCTTTTGATATACCAATTTGAGATTGTCTACTATGCTTCGTTTTAGAAGTTCATCATTGATCTCATCCAATTTAATTTTGAATACTGTTAATGTTGGAAGATCTTTATACTCATTGAAATATTTAATACTTTCTTTTACTACCCACTTATTTGCATCACTTTCAAAGAAGTCTACTTCAATAATATCGTGAATTCGTTCAATAAATGAACGATCAGATATCAAGCACGAAATACACTTGATTTGGAAGTCACGGCCATATTTTGTTAATGAATCAATTGCTTTTTTGTTTTCCATAAGATAACTCTACTATACCACTGTTTTTTACCAACCACAACGTTTAAATAACGTTTATTTTTTATTCGATGAAACTGTTTAGTTTGCCAAAACACTCATTCAACCAAATGTGATAATTTGGGATATTATTCCACATTTTGTCTTCTGTAATCAACTTCGTAAAAGTCATTTTATCTATTTTACGAATAGGAGTCTTTATTATTTCTTCTATACGTAATTGTGTAAATGACTGAACCTGCGTATCACTCAATTGCATCAGAGAGTGATTTCTTTCTAGTAACAACTTATTATCCAATACAGTATCGTATATTTTATATTTACCTCTGTTGTTTTCAGAGTAATTATAAATTTCTTGTAATCCATATTGTTGACCGTCTGATAAAAATGGAAATGCTTTTACTACACGTTTTAAACCCACACCATCTAGTCCAGGTATGTTGTCGCTAACGTCACCTTCCATAACTCTGTATAAAACAAAGTTATTGCAAGTAATTCCATATTCATCCACTATTTCTTTACAACCAAAAATTTTCTTTTTTACAGGACTCCAGATTTTAATCTTGTCACTTGCTAGTTGAAGAAAATCTTTATCAGTAGACATAATTGTTACATTACTGTCCTTAAAAGTTTCTTTAGCTAAATAAGCAATTGTGTCGTCCGCTTCTATTTGATCAATTGCCATAACTGTTACAGGCAACGTGTCCAAATAATTTACAGTACGAATCAATTCTTTTTTGAAGTTAACAGATTCAATCTGTGATGAAGATAATTCTTCGTAATTACGGTTGAGACGAATATCAGTCTTTCTGCCGTTTTTGTAACCTGGATATATCTTTCTGCGTTTCTGACTACCACCTTTACCATCAAATACAATAATAACTCGGGTAGGAGAAAGTAATTTAATTGCATATCCAATGCTCTTCAAGAAACCAGCAATACCCCCAGTGTGTAACCCATCTTCATTGAGTGAAGGAATGGCCATAAAACTACGAATGTAAGTATTCACTACAATCCGTCAACCAAAAGGACATCACTATTAAGTGATTTTTTAAGTCCTCCGGTGACGGAATCGCTTTCTATATTTTGAAATAAAGAAAATAACTTCTTCATTTCTTTGTTGTCAAAGTTGCTCATTTAATAGTTTTTTAATGTATATATTTTTGTCTTTACATTGTTCCCAATCGTGTTGCCATATAACTTTTATTATATACCCATTCGATTCAGCAATCAACATTTTATTTTTATCTTTTTCCCATATTTTAATAACTTCATCGGACGATGTAAAAAATCTAGGATCTCTGTGCCAATAAGTACCATTAAATTCTATTAATAAATTTTTTTCTTTTACAAACACATCGTATGGCTTCCCCCCAACAACATATTCATCTTGAATTGAATATCCTTGTTCTTTTAACAATCTAATTACTTCCTGCTGTCCTTTAGATTTAAAAATTGGTTTGTGAATTCCACTTTTCCACTGATTTTTAGTAATTAACGATAATTTGTGTTTTGTTTCAGTAGTATGTCTAAAATTAGATCGTTTGGTTTTCTTTGGTTTTCTTAATTTTAACTTATGTTCTTCTGTTAATGGCTTTCCAAGTTGAGATTGAGACATTTTTTGTTTAGTGTCTTCACTGGGTTTATACCAGTCTCTACTCTTTACTCGTTTTATTTTACTCTCCATTGTTTGGCACTTTGGTAAACAATGTTTAATCATTAAATCCCTACATCTAGATTTAGCGGACTGATTATTTTTATAATATTTTTTAATACCGACAGACATTTTTTGTCTTCTTTCTGAAGAAATAAAATAACTATCTTTGTTTCTTTTTTGATGAGCAGCTTTAGACGTTCTAACAGCACTTATTTTTTTCAAATAAGTTTCACCATATTTATTATATAAATATTTTTTTATTTTTTCCCCAGTTTTGCTACCAATTTTATTCAGTTTAAATAAAGAAGTAAATCCACATATTGATTCATCTTTTATAAAGATTTGATATAATCGTTCAGATCGGTCTTCAAAAAAGAGTTTTTCCGCATTGTTATCCATACTAATAAATAGTAGGCAATGCGGAAAAACATCCTATCAACGTATTATTCTTCGTTGCCTGCAGTTTCTTCGTGTGTATCCACAACAGCATCCTCAATAATTTGACTATTGGGATCTTTGTATTTCATAATTACAGCGTCACAAATCTTCAGGTAAATTTCTTCACCCAATTGTTTGTCACTCTGCATTACACTTACAAAGTCTTTGGATTGGAACTTCCATTCGTTTCCATCGTTCTTTTTATAAGTATAATAAGCACCACCCTGTTTAATTAGATTTTGTTCTTTTAGAACTTTAATCCAACTGCCATAGTCAGCAATTCCACTATCAAAATAGATATCAAAATTGGCCTGACGTTGAGGTGGTCCCATACGATTCTTGATAACAACTGCCTTACACTCGTTTCCGATGACTTCTTCACCCTTCTTGAGTTTACCGGCATTATTCAAACGAACACGTACACTACAATGATATGCTAAAGCCTTACCACCACTTACTACGTACTTATCACCAAATGCCATAGCATTTAAATTCTGACGTAGTTGATTAGTAAATACAGTCAATACTTTCTGTTTACCAATCATAGTAGTAATCTTACGCATTGCCTTACTGATAATAATAGATTTACCCGTTGCAAATCCATCCTTACCGTGATCACTTTCCAATTCAACTTTAGTAGATGCTGCTGCTACAGAATCTACAATGATTGTAAGAATACGATCTTTGTTGCTCTTACGAACAATCGCGATCATCTTCTCCATCTGAGCAAAAATATCTTCAACGGTTTCACATTGAACATATAGTAGCTTAGACAAATCTACACCAAGACTCTTCCAGAACTCAGGCGCAGCTGCGTTTTCAGTATCAATTACTACAGCGACTCCACCCTTCTTCTGTGTATCTGCGACAACGTGTGCCGACAATAGACTCTTACCAGTACCTTCAAGTCCGTTGAATTCAACCATCTTACCAACTGGTAGACCGCCGTGTGGACGATTACTAATTGCAAGATCCAAAATAGAAGAGCCAGTACTAATCCAATCAGTAATTTCTGAAGGATTATCTTGTTCATCTAGGAAATGTGCAATTTTACCACCATCTTTATTTGCTTTGTTAAGCTCATTCGCCAACATTTCGATTAATTCGTCACGTTGACCCGATGTATCTTTTGTAACACTTTTCTTTGCCATAACGTATATAACTAGAAAGCCGGTGGGGTATAAAAACTCCACCGGCTTATTTTTATTTTTTAGGAGTTAAACAAGTCATCAAATGCTTGTTCTACACTGTCTTTACCCTTTGCTTTGGCAGCAGTTGGTGAAGCTGGTGCCTTAGCTGTAGCAGTTGCGGTTACTGCTGGTGATGTTGAAAACGGAGCTTCATCATCATCTCCACTAGGAGTAGGTTCAGCTGCAACTTCGGTTGCGGCTGATTCTGGATTCAACCACTTATCCATAACTTCCTTCAAGTCATCATAGGATAGTTCTTCAAACAAATCCAAGATGTTTACTTGTGCCTTTAGAGCATCCAAGAGTTGGGTATTCTTTGGATCTACGGCGACACTTACGTTTGGTTTAACACGAATGCTGGTTTCTGGGAAACTAGCTCCGCCTTCAGCTGTCTTGAATTCTACAACGATATCACGACCATTGGTTAGATCGGTAATATCACCGAAATCAGGATCACTGATGATTGAAAGAAGTTCTTGATAAACTTGCTTTCCAAATCCCCAGAACTTGACACCTTCTCCTTCTTCACCACGAACAATGACTGGTACGAAAGTACGCATCTTTGGTTCCATCTTACGACCCATCTGCCAATCTTCCTTTGAACCAGTCTTCTTCAGACGGTTAGCAAATTCAACGATTGGATCTGGCCGACCAAAACTATCAGGAGATAGATAAGTCTTGTTATTGATATTGTAATGAAACTTTAGTTCGATAAACGGATTCTCAGGTACGTACTTATATGGTACGATACGAACTACTTGTTTACCTGGCTTTGGTTTCCAAATCAAGTTGGATTTTTGATTTGTGTTTGAAAGGGAGTTCAAACGACTCTTTAGTTTGCTTAGATCTAATGCCATAATTATTTAATGTTTAATTGTTAATTAGTTAATTACTTCAACGGATCACTCGACCCGTCATATAACCAACCTAAAATCAGTCTACACTATGTATAGATTGAAATCAAGTCTAAAATATATATCAAATTTCTTGGATAGAAAACAATTTTAATGGAACTATTTTTACACCAATTTCGTTGGTTAGTATAATACTGTTTTTATATAGTTCCCAATTTAATTGGAAGTTCTTATCAAATACACCATTGTTTTCGTCAGCAATCAACTTATTCATTGCGTTGAGTGTATATAGTGTATTTGTTTGTTTCTTACGATGAATACTTATAGTGCCTTTGTAACGATTATTACGTTCGGTTTTTTCCACATTAAACGTTAAGTACAATTCCCGAAGATTATTCTCATTTGCAAATATAAAAATCTTATTATCGATCAATGTATATTGTTGAGTTATCTCTTTAATCGTTTCAGTATAATTTATACTATTTGCAAATGTGCAAAGTAGTTGTTTTTGGGTTATCATATTTTATCAACGACTTCTTTTCCTTCTACACTAAACGTAAACGAACTACCACTACTACTATCTAAACTAAAAACAGAATATGTTGGTGTAGCAATATCATCTTTCATAACAATTCCAGCGAATAAATAAAGAGTTACCGTTAAATATCCTTCGTCAACCACCATATTGATTCGGATCTTACCCAATTTTACATCTTCGAACTCTTTTGGAATTTCTAATTTAAAATTACCTTTATATCTCAACCTTTCAATCTTTTTACCAGTGTATTTGATTAGAGGTAAACTAACGTTTTTGCCAAATACAGCTTCGGTTGAAAGAAGACTAGATAATTTTATAAATTCTTCACGTATTAAATTAGGATCTGATGTATTTACATCTTTTAATACATTGTTTAAGATTAAATCTATATACTTAAGTGACAAAACATTAGCTCTGTATTTAAAAATGGGTCTGAGTGTATATCGTTCTAAACAATCTCCAATTTTAAAATCTCCGTCAATTTGATTTATTACATATATTAGATTTTTTTTCAAATTTTCAATTTGTTGCAATTGTACCGTTTTTATTTCAATTGGAAAAAATTCAATTAGAAATTTATTGTTTGATAATTCGGAAATTTTGTTAATAAGAGTTATGTCCTCTGTACTTGATTTCAAAATGTTTTTAAATAAATTCAAATTTTTATTAATGGTCTCCGTATATTCTGTATGTTTATTATCACATTTCTTACTAGATTTTTCTGAAATAGTACCTATTTCTCTTTCAAGTTGACGATCT